CATTAAGAGATTCTTGTCCCTTTTCAATCAAAGAATATAAATTAGCACGAGTATACTCATAATCTTTTTCAACATCATCTGTAACATTCTTTGTACTATCTTTTCTTGTAACACATCCATTTTCTGGTGTAGTACTCACTTCAATAGCACTAGTAGTGTTTAATGCTTCATCTATAGGATCATAACTAGACATAGTATTCATTAAATATCAGTTTGTTTTGTGGGACTCCAAGTTTTACCATCATCAAAATCTGTTATAAATTCATTGAATCCAAAGTCATCCCCAAGATCTATCGCAGAATCATCAGCAGTAGTTAATAAATTAACTTTTGCTCCAGAAATATGTTCCGCAGCAATAGAAGAATCATACTTCCGTTTTACAACTATAGTATTAATATTAACAATCTTAGATATTAACATTATTTCACTATCTACCACTATTCTATTATTAACACTTAATGCAGAAGTATCATTAACACCAATATTAGTTTCAGTAAGTGTTAAATCTTCTGTTATAGTTGTAGTATTATCTTCAGTATAATCTTTAAGTGCTTTAGGTGTTGCAGTATATCTCATCTGCCTTCTAGCATTAATACTAGTATCAGCAGCATAATCCACTTGAACTTTCTTAATTAGTCCATCTGTACTATCAGCAACAGGTCCAAATAGATATGTTTTTGCTGTAAATTGTAAAGTATAAATCAAAGCAATTCTAGTACTAAAATCACCTTCGTACTCATCTCTAAATGATATATTATCCAATACTATTGGAATATCTCTTTTTTCCCCTATAGATTTTACTAAATTAACTGTAATATTAAATGATGGTTGAAAAAATGGTAATATCTGCTCAATAATTTGAAGTGCATCATCATTTAATTTTGAAAATATACTTAACTCAAATCCAATATTATATGGAACAGGCATAAAAACTTTCTTTACATTAGTTCCATCCGTTGCTTTAAATGTTTGAGTAACTCCAGATTTTCTAGTTGGATCATATTGAATAGAAGTCATTTCAAATGACATTCTAGGTAATGTTATTGCAATAGGTTTTGTTAAATTTTCCTGTTCACGAATTTTTGCAAAAAACTTTTGTTGTGGACCATAAGCAAGACCTACTTTTGTTTGATCAAGAGTAGTATCATCAATTTTTTCATGCTTAATGTTTATATCATTGAATAATGTTCCAAATCCAATAATAGCCTTTCTTATAATTTCGTGATAATAATACGTTCCTAACATTAATAATCTCCAAATGGGTTACCTTCACTAAAATCAAGTATTGAGTCTGCAGCATCCTCAAATTCTTTATTAGAATCAAATGGATCGTCAAAACTATCAGTACTATATGATTCTACAACATATCTTGCGGATGATATTGAACCAACAACAATGTCACCAGGACTAAATACTCCACTATTTAGAGAAACTTTAAGTTCGACTGGTGGATTAGTTGCATTAATATCCACACGTTTTCTGAAATCTCTAACTCTAGCAGTAGTTCCAGAAAGTGAACCTGTTATCTCTTCATTGTATATAAATGTTCCTATTCCAGTTGAACTTATTCCAGCAATATCAACTGATGGTGCAACAGTATAACCAGCACCAGCATTATTGAAATGTATTCTAATAAGTTTTCCATCTGCCATAACTGGTGTTGCATATGCTGATATCCCTGTTCCTACAGGAGGAGCTCCGATTGTTATAGCAGGTTCAAATCCTACAGGATATCCTGCACCTTGAGATGATAAGGTAATAGTAGTAATTCCACTATTAACAATGGTGGAAGTAACAGCAGCACCAACTCCACCACCACCTCTTAAAATAATTAATGGTGGATCATTAATATCATAACCATGACCTGGATCAATTAAACGTATTTCTTTCAATGATGTTACTTCACCTACTGTAGTTGTAATTGCAACTGCAGTTGCTCGACTACCAATAGACGGTGGAGCTATTTCAACCACTGGAGAAGAAGTATATCCATAACCATCATTAGTTAAATCTATACTTCCAATCATTCCATTTCCACCAAGTACAGCAACTCCAGCAGCAGTAGTAGCAGAACCAACTAAATTTAATTGAGTAATGTATCCTTCATCTTCTACTGTATTATCAACTTCATCAATCGTTGTGTCAATAAGTTCATTTTCATATTCATAAAGTTCACAAGATAATTCGTAAGTATAATTTCTATTTAATTGATAAAATGGTTGCTCAGATTCAACCCTCTTAATTTCAAACAATCTTTCGCCAAGTGGAAAATATATTAAATCTCCTTCTTTTGGTCTAGTAATTAAATCTTCAAAAGTATACTCAGTAATAATACCTTCAGCAATACCAGAACTCATACCTTCTAGAAAAGGTGCAATAAATTCTTCATATCTTTCCTTTGAAATTGTAAGACTGACTTCATTAGTTAATCTTAATCCAAATTTTGTCATCAAATCACTACCAGGAGAATATCCCTCATAATTATTTAAATATGCCTCTAGTAAAAAAGTATCATCAAATTTTGATGATTGAACCTCTCTAACAATATCATCAGTTTTGAATACTTTTCTAGGAAGATAATAAATTTCCACACCATACATTCTTAACTGTTCATTAATAAGATCCTGAACTAAAAATTGCTCAGATTTAGAACCTTGTAAAAAATAATTATTTAATGCCATACTTTATCAACCTATTAAATCAAGAGGTGGAAGTTCATAATCAAGAGACATGCTCTGTTTTATAGATTCTAATTCTCTCTCAGCATCATCATATATTTGCCTTCCATTTAACTCAATTCCACCAGGTAATTTTACACCTTGGAATTTCAACATATTTTGCCCCCATTGCCTTTTCATAAGAGCAGTTGCATATTTTTTCACAAAAATATCATTATATACTTTTGTAAATGACTCAGGATCTAATGCTCTATAACAATCAAGAACTAGATAAGTACCAAGTTTTTGAGAACCCCAATCAATATCCAAATATAATCTATCTTGTCTTTTATTAAATCTTATTTGTTTATCTGTTGTCAATAAAAAATCAATATCTTCAAGACGTGATTTTGTCATTGAATATTGTAATAATTGTGCAGAATTAAAATAATATAAATCATTCAAAAATAATTGATATTTAATACTAAACATACTACCAGATATTGAACTAGTATCAAATCTGAATATTTTTTCTACACCAACTACAGAATCTGGAACCTGAATAAAATTTGATGTTTCATACCAATTACTAGTTGTAGTACCATATCCACTTATATTTGTTGATGTAGCAGATGTCGTTACAATACCAACAGTATTTGTACTACCATCTTGATTAGTTGCCTTTCCTCTATCAATATCATCTTGTTGAATTTGGTACTTAAGGTACATTCTTTCAACACCATCAAAAACACGTTCATTAAATAGTTGAATAGCATCATCTATTGCATCATCTATTTGATCATCATCAATATTAATTTCTAATACTGGAGCACCCAATTTCCTTAGGCAATAATCAACTAATGCTGTTTTACTACTTGGTTTTCCCATTAGAAAGATCCTCCATCAATTAATCCGACAAGTTGAGTAGCAGTTAAAATTCCAGTCACAACTGAACCAGTTGACGTTGTTTGAAATTTTTCAGCGTCATTAAAATAAAGTCTCACCCCTTCATCATCTTGAAATACTGCAGATGCCTTACCAGACTTTGCTTCAATAATAATATTACCACCATCATCATCGTCTACATTATTTCGGATGTATAATGGACCCGTATTATTATCAATATATGAAGTATTGCCAATTGATGTGTGATATAATTCAATATCGTTACTATCACCAAATATAATTTTAGCATCATCATCAAATTTCAAATGATTGGAAGATTTATTCCAAGTTAAATCATGTAAATCACCTTTAAATACTACACTAGTTTCGAATTGAGTGTTAGAATAAAATACTGATTCTCCAATAAAAGTAGATACTCCTGAAGTAACCTTAAGTCCACCACCAATAATATTAACACCATTTGCAAATGTAGAAAATCCAACAAATGTAGAAAATCCAGTTACCTTTAAATCAGTAAAAGTATTTGGAGCATTTGAAACAGCTGCTTCAATTGTTGCTATTGTAGTTGTATCAAGAGATGCGATATTTTTAAGTTGGAATCCAGAACTTAATACCTCTGTAGATCCAATACTTATACTATTTGTTGTAGTTATTCCAGATATACTTAAATTTGCAGCAGTTGCTGTTCCACTAACATCAATAGATGGAGAAGTAATTCCTTCCACACTTCCAATAGTTACACCACTTCCAACTTCTATTTTATCGTTAGCACCATCTATATTAATACTAGATGAACCAACAGTTAAAATACCAACAATTTGTGCACTATTTGTAAATAATTGGTTAATAGTACCAACACCAGTTACATTAAGATTTCTACCATTTATTTCATCATATACAACATCATCTTGAACATATAAATCACCACCAACATATAAATCACCACCAGTAGTTGTTATACCACCACTACTAGCAAGAGTTGTTACACCTACTGATTTTAAATTTTCATTTACAACTAAATGCCTTAAAATATCAATAGAAGCATTAACATCGACATTACCACCAATAGTGGTCATTCCTCCAATATTTGAGGATCCACCTACATTTAAATTCTTATTAACACCAACTCCACCACCAACAATAAGTGCACCATTAGTAGTTGAAGTAGAATCTTGTGTACCCTGAAAAGATGAAATTCCAGCTACAACTAAACCTGACGGAGTTATATGATCCGACATTACAAAGGTTTCAGAAGATGAATTCCATACAAGTATTAACCCATTTTCAGTTTTTCTTGCAGAATTAACATCCTGAAGGTTAACCAATCTTGTCGGAGGTGCCGACGCATTAGATAATACCCTAATTACATTTTGTGAACCAATTCTATCGTTGATATTTGGCATTACCTAGTTACCCCTGCTCGTACTAATGCTGCTCCTTCCACAGCTTTATATTCATTACCACTAGCAGTAGTCAATTTTACATCATAAACATATCTACCTGGTTTCAAATTAACAGTAGTTGCTGCTGTCATTGTAATAGTAATAATTCCATTCTCAGGTGACGTTACTGTCGAACCAAAAGAGGTACTTTTAGAACTTGAAGGATGCTTTCTTAACATCGCTGTTGTTCCTGCTCCAACAAGATTTAAAAATGCATTAGAACGAGTATCCTCTAATTGAAAGGATGTATCAAAATCAAATCCTTGCTCAATCACTATATTGGATACATATACTGCCATTATTAGCTAATCAATATACTTTTAGATATTTATATTAGTATCATTTCATCTTTTTTCTAAAACCTCTTTTAAAAGAGATTTTATCTCATCAATATCAGAACGTAATCTATTTAACTCATCAATATCAGACAATTTTTTATTCCTCATAGAAATATATGAGGAATATGCACCATCATCACAATTTATAATCGCACCAGATTTTTCATCCCTATAAAGGTTTTTATGACCCTCAACCTTTATCATTATATTGTAGCAATAACCCTAATATCTTGATATCTTGGTGGATATGCTTCATTAGTTCCCGTAGAAACTATCTTAATTTGGAATCCTATAAATTCACCAACATCCTCCCAAGTATTATATTCATATTCTAAGAATTGATTATCTTCACTAGGTGGAACAATAGTATCTGCTCTACCACTATTTAAATTAGAATCTATCACTACCTTTTCAATATCTTCATCTTTTAAATTATCATAACCAGGGAATAATTCATATGATGGTTCAATTTCACTAGAAGATGATTTAAACAATCTATAAAGAACTCTAAAATCAGATGATGGATGTCTATATGCAGCAAGTAGAACTTTAAGTGAAGTTGCTGGATTCTTTAAATTAACTTTTTGTGAAATATAAACTGCACTATGAGGATCATCTATTACTAATTTAGTTCTATTATCTTTAGTATAATTAGTAATTGGTGAATTAAGTCTATTTCTAGTTAATCTAAACGCACCACTCATAGTATCAATTACTGGAGATAAATTCTTATCTTTAGAATTTAATTGTGCTATAAGAGTAACAGATCTATTTTTAGGAAGATTAGTTAATCTAGAAACTTCATTGACTTTAGAGCAAAGAAGTCTTGGTGAAGTTAACTTATTGTTATTGTTAAAGGAAACATCTTCATAACCTTTATCTATGAAAGATGATTCAGTTCCACCATCACTAGTTCCTGATACAGATCTTAATTTTGCATTAATAGAAGTATCTTTTCCAGGTGCTAAAACGTTGAATGAAGGAATAAATGATTCATATTGGAAATTTTGTGTTACACATAATTCCCTTCCTCCACCAAAACTTTCATCAATAAAACTAACTTGATTTGCTCCAGAAGATCTATCTTGTAGATTTTCTCTAACACCTCTAGCAGCATAAACATGATACTTATCAATTGTTCTAAGTGATGATATTGATGAATCACTTGGTAAATCATGTGTGGTATTAATACCTGTTAATGAAATTCCATTAAATTCATACTTAAAGCATTGTGAATTAACTCCATGAGTTTGTTGATATGAGGTTCCATATGCTCTAGAACCTACAGTAAGAGTTCCATCACCAATACCATTATAATATATAATTTCTTGTCCAATCTTTACATATCCTTGTGATGTTGATATTCCTTCAAATGTAGTAAATTCTGAAGTACTTGCAACAGAAATTACACTTCCATTAATATCCAATTGTGAATTTAATTTTATTGGAATAGTATCTGGTTGAATTCCTGAAATTACTACTTTATTGTTATCAGCAGTCATTGCATGACTATATTGAGTAACCTCAAGAACATTTCCAGTATAAATTCCAGAAATTACAGTAGAATCACCTTCTATAATTGTTGTTGCTGCTCCTGCAGTTATAGATGAATCATCAGTAGGATCATTATATACACAAAGATAATTATCATCCGTAAATTTTTCACCTTGAACATTTGTCAAATAAAGGGTATCTATACCTTGTATAGTTGCAATTGTAAATTCGGCACCAGTTCCTTTCTTATCTGTACCTAAATCTGCTGTAGTAATTCCAACAACATCACCAATAGCATATCCATTTCCAGGAGTAGTTATTGAAAGAATATTTGCTGCACCATCAACAGTAGTTTGGAATGTTCCTTTTGCACCAATACCAGATCCACTAAGAGTAACTAAATTAACATTACTATAACTTCCACCACCTTTATATCCAACTCCCCCATTGCGAAGTCCGACAGTGGATATTTGACTTCCTACAGATTCAATAATTCCTTTAGCATCAACTGAAACACTTGGTGCAGAACTATCTGCAGCAGTTACTTTTCTACCAGGAACTAAAATAGAAGACATACTTGTATTAGTAGTAATTCCTACTTTTAATTTTCTAGGATATGTTTTAATACTATTATTCAATGATTTAAAGTTATAATCCTCATTTTCTAATGGTGGATTATAGAATATTGCCTCACCAATTTGATTTGTGATAAATTCACACTTATACAAAGTAAATTTAATATCCTGCTCTTGATTGGGTGTCCAAATGGTACCATTTTGAGATTTAAATATGCTACCACCAATATACTGTGAATTTACATAATTTTGACTTCCTTCTGCAAGATTTTTACTTTCGATAGTAACATCATTTATTACAGATGTCCATACTTTATACTTAACACTATCTGTTGCTAAAAGAACGATAGCATACTCTTGACCTGCCTCTAGATAGACTGGTGATGAAAACTTAATATTAGTTGCTACAGAGGCATCTGCGGAGGTTTTAATAACAGAATTACCAGAACTATCCAATTGAGAAGGATCTATAGTTACTTCAGCAAAATCTTGTACTACTTGATTTGTTGGTGTACCAAGTTCAACCGTTCTTATTTGAACAGTCAAAGGTTTCTCGTCATCAATTTCATAGAAATATAAATCTATAGATGATAAGAATGCACCAGTTTCATCAACCAAGAAAGATTGTGCAAGAGGATCATCATGTCTTGGTCTTGGAGGTGGTCTTCTAACTACTACTGTAAATGTTTCTCTATTAATAATACTACCAGAAGTTGTAAAATCAGTCTCAGCAAGAGATGTTTCTACTTCCTCTCCAGGAGTAATATCAATTTTATTTGTGCTAGACGCTGTTACTTTAAATGATGAAGTTCCAGTTGGGAATCTTAATGATGGTGTTGGTATTCCATTTGGATTTCTAATAAAGAAAGCACCTGATAATTCACCAACAGTATCTGATACCAATCTAATATTTGATACTATTGCTTCTGCCTTAGATGTTTCACCAACTAATCTTAAATCAGGTTCTAATCTGCCAATAAAAGTTGACTGTGCAATATTAGATAATGATGTTATATCAACATTCAACACTGTAGAAGAAGATGAATATATAGATGCTAAATTAATAGTTTGGTTATAGGGATTAACTGAATAAGTTGTATCTGGAGTCATAAAATTACCAGTTTTATGATTTGCTTGTGCCAATCTAAATGTTATTAATTTATTACCATCAGAATCAAGACCTACAACTGTTTCTCCTTTTTCGAATGAACCAGACTGCATACTAACTTCTATTAATTTTGGAATAATATCTATTCCACTTCTAGCATCAAAGAATGAATAATGTGTTGTAAATGCTTTTAAACTACCTGCAGAAAATCCAACGTTACGTGAATGAATATATGGATCTGATCCTCCAGAAGTATCAATGGTTTGTTCATATCGGGTTTCATTAGAAACACCTTGTTCAACCTCTTGCCATGTCATCCGTTGTCCTTGGGTAATTCTATCTTCCCCCCTAATTGATATTTCTCTGACCCAATTATCCGAAGAAGGACTTAAAGTCATTCTTCCTCTAAAAACAATAATATTAAATGGGTTTACATTTTCAACTCTAGATGCAAATGGATTCTTAATCCAATCTTTTTCCTCATATTTAAGTGTAATTAAATCTCCTGTTTTTTGTGCATTAGAATCTAATAACTCAGGATTATCATCCCAATCTACAACTGCTGTATCATATGATGGTTTTAATGCTATTTCTGGTTTAAATGTATAAAAATCGAGAGGAGCAATCATCTCAGAATTTTTCATATCAACAGCCATATTGCAATCTGGATTATCTCTATCCAAACGTTTTGCATCTTTAAAATCATCTACAAAGAAACCAGTTTTAAATCTATCACCAGTTGCATCTTGTACTTGTAATGTTTTTATATCTAATTCTAATAATGATAATGATGTAGTTTCTTCTAAATTAGATACTCTTTCATCTATCCTTGCAATATCTCTCATAGTATATCTTTTATTATCAACCATTTTAATATCTGCATCAGATGGTCGATAAAGATATGCTGGTAAATTGATTGTTGCAATATGCATTGAACCATCCAACAAAGATGGTTCGGAAGGTGTTAAAGAAGAAACACCTTTTGTCACACTAAATACACCATCTTTACCTAAAACTAATTTATCAATTCTAGGTAAATAAAAACTATAAGACAATGAAGTAGAACTATTTGGTGCAGGAACTCTTGTTGCAGTTGCTCCAGATGCACTATATTGTCTACTACTATCTGCAAAAGGCGATCTAACTGAACTTGTAAATTCCGATACTCTAGGTCTAAAATCAATAATATCAGATGCCCTAACTCCATCTATAGATGGAATATCTTTAAGATATCTTTCACTATCGTAAGAATTTACAGTAAATACATCTCCAGTATCACTAGAGGGTATAGTATAATGATTATATACTATAGTTAATTTTTTAGTTGGTGCTGAAGTATTTTTTCTTCTAACAATTCTAGAATAATCATAGAATTGTTCTTTTTGTCCTTTATTTAAAGTATAATTATCACTAATATCCAAATAAGTTCCAAGTTCTATACTCTGAATAATAGTGATAATATTTGATTCACTAAATGTTACTTCTTCACCTGCTTTAAATTTATTATCATTTAAATAACATATTTCAACATTATTTGCTCCACTTCTAGTAACTAATTGAGCAATTGCTTTAGATTCTGATCCTACAATTTTTTCTCCCAATATGGTATTCGTATCTAATCCTAAACCAGAAACAAATACTAACTTATCAAAAATTGGAGCATTAGCATCCTTAGATTCATACACTGCAATTACTTCAGAAACATCTGGAACGTTCAAAGATATTTCTTCATCTTCCACACGCAATCCATAAAAATCATTTTGCGTCATTCCAGTAGATGATGTGGTTACACCAGATCTACATCTAATTACATTAAGTTTAGTACTTCTAATAAATTGTTTATCTTTATTTGAAATTGAATTTTTCTCTAAAGTAACATTAACAATACACTCTTTATTATCTAAACCACTCAATTCAATTTGAGTAAAGTTGTTTATTAATTTAAATTGATCGGATGTTAAATCTTCAGTACTACCATCAAAATAACTAACAGAATAATGTTGAGTATCAAAAGGAACAAAAAATGCACTACTTATCCCTGTAGGAATACTAAGTGTTAATGCACCACTAGAAGGAGTTACAGGTCCTATTTGTTCTGCTAAACCTAATGTTGAATTTGATAGACTGACATCAGAAACGTCTGTATTGTCTAAAGGAATATACAATCCTGCATTTTCATCATTAACTATTGCTGGTGCAGCAAGAGATGCAGTAACAGTACCAACACCAATACCACCCACACATACTCCACTTACATTTGAAACTGCTTCAAGTCCAACAGTTGCTCCATTATTACTGACAGATTTAACTCTATTAAATCTAGGAGATGCATCACCTTGAATTTGATATTTAATAATACTACCAATTTTAAGTGTTGAAAATTTAGCACCAGGAGAGGTTAAATTAGTTCCATCTACATTAATTTGTAGATTTTGACTATTATTTAATATTGGTCTATCTCTAAGTACAGTATCAGCAACAAAATCTGTAGAAAAACCAGTAAATGAAGAAGAATCTTGATATACAGATCTTATATTTTCTGCACCAAATGCACTTATAATTCCAATAGTTCTAGAATTTTCTTCCAATCCATTAATTAAAATCTGCTCACCAACAATAAATTTACCTGAAGTTTCTGATAATGTAATTGATGTACCAGCAGCATTCAAATTAACATAACCAGAAGCACCACTACTCTTACCCTTTATATAAGAAGTAGCAGGGCATTGGGATGCTGATAATGCTGAATTTAATGTTAATTGGGTATAAGTTTGAATATCATACAAATATAAATCCCATTCACTAGCAGCATCACTATAAGCAGAGTTTCTTAATCCACATGAATATACTCTTGCAGTTCCTATGCCTATTCCTGTTCCAGATGTTGTAGAATTTTTTCTCTGATCATGTAATGTTACTACATTAGAGTCGTTATGAATACCAACTAATGGAGTTCCACTAACATTATTAACTCTCAATAAATTACCCATCTTAAATAAGATATTTCCAGACGATAAAGTTTGAGTATCTCTAGGTTTATCTACATCTATTACACTAGATCCAACACTAACTATACGATGTCCTTTAACATATGCTTTTCCTGAAGATACTACAGTACAAAATGTATCTTCAGATGGTGTATTTCCATCCTGCGTGGATTCATTTGATTGATATATTCCTCCATTTGATATATTATCATTTAAAGATTCTGATAAATGTACATCAAAATTATCTAATGAATAATTTCCCGATTCTTCAAAAGTTCTTTTTGAAATATAATCATCTATTATAGAATATTGACTTGAATCGATTAATCTCTTTAGTTCACCATTCTCTACTCTAACCAATTCAATAAAACTAGTATCATTAAAATCTGTTAATGATTTTTTTGTTAAAGTTGTACTAATTTTTAATCTATCAGCACCAGGTGCTGCATAGTTAGAAAATCCTCTGGCATTATCATATAATGATGCATCATCTTTTGCAGTTATAATTGATTCTAATACATTAAATCCAACTCTATATGATGGTGTATTTGAATATGGATCTAAAACTACAGTATCATCAGTTACTTCTACAAAATTTCCTCTTATAAAATAAACTCCATTTCCAATTGATACAGCACTACCTGTTGCTGCAGCATTTAATGATACTAAAGTAGCTACAGTATCTCCTATGTCTATTGTAGTATTTCCATAAACAATGGTTTCTTCTGCTACTAAAACTTCACCATCTAATAATTCTGATGATGTATTATCGGTTCCTCCAGTTTTATATTTTATGAATAATGTTAAATCTGTAATATCCGTAGAATCTGATGGTAACTTATAATCAATAACTACTACTTTTATACCAGAATTTTGACCTTTAAGAATTTTTCCCTTCAATTCCTTAACATATAAAGAAACTGGTAATCCTAAATGCTCTGAATCTAACCTTACTGAATAATATTCAGAATCATAATTGAGATTACCAGGTATAACCATAGCACCATCTTTAAAGATGTGTCTACCAAATTTTTCTATTTGGTTTTGTGCTATAGATTGTAGAGATGTTAATTCTCTTGCTTGAACAGGTCTTCCTGGTCTAAATAAAACCTTATGAAAATTTTTATCATCAGTAAAATCATCATAGTAAGGATTTATATTTAAATTCGTTTTTTGTGGCATTAGAATTCCAGAATAATTTTAACGTCTTCTTTTTGTCTTGGATCTCGAGTAACCAATTTCCTATTGTCTAGGTAAATAACATCTCCCGACCCTTTATTTATCTCAGCAGAAGAAATACCATCATTGAATTCAACACCAAGATCTATAATCTTATTTCCAGTTGGATTTGTGGTAACACCAGAGAATGATGTATTTATTCCTGCACTAAAACCACCTCCAGATTTTTGTATCTGATTTGCTGATAATGGTTGGAATTGATATATCTTTCCAGTAGAAGGATTTGCCATAGAAGTAATCCCAGATTGATCTGTTTGATCACCAGTAGACTGATTAAAATATAAAGATCTATCTTGATAATACTTCAATACTGCTACTTTAGGATCTGCCGATATTTCATCATATGAAACCACATATCCTTTTGCTTCACCAATTTTACTTCCATCTTGCTTAATATCTTGGAAAATTATATCTCCAACAGAAATAGTACCAGATGTAGAATTTAATAATACTGAAGATACTGAAGAGAATTGATTTTCAGTAAATACTTGAGTTGATCCTATAGATGTTGGATTTTTTACTATTCCAATTTGTGCAAATTTTGTATCTATTGGAAAATCCTTTGTAGAATCATCAAATCTTGAATAAATCAAAACTTTATCTGCACCCAATTCCTTATATAAATCACTACCATGTCCTTTTGATGGAGGAATAATAGGTATTAATTTTGCAGGTGTATTTGCTTGAACAGCACCTGTGGAAATTCCAGATAAATCAACCATACCATAACTATATCCTTTACCACCAGCAGAAACTGTGATATTAGACACTTTTGTTTGATTAATATCAATAACAACTTTAGCTCCTTCACCATCTCCTACAATATTAAATTCACCACCATTTCCATTATAACCATTACCTGGATTATCAATATATACAGTTTTAATTTGATTATTATTTAAACTAGAATCACC